AATGATCTCCGTCAGCAGGGGGTAACTATATTGCCATAATCTGTTTTTTTATCCGCAGATATCCCGGTAAACCGCATCCGGACCGGATAACAGCGGAATGATTTATTTTACTGTCCAGGCTTCAGAAAATTCCCGCTCAGAAAATAGTTCAGCCAGACCGCTGATTTGCTTAAGCCGTAATACTTCATCCGGCGACATTCCCAGTTCCTCTCCGATTCTTTCATCGCTCCAGCCCAGTCGTGATAAGTCCCGGACAATATCTGACATCGCGGTAACCTGATGCTGTCCGCGGGCCCGGTTATGGCGGATAGTAACGGCCATCTGTTCAGCAACTCCGTGATTTTCCGTATCGAGCAGCGTTACCGGCAGGTATCCGTTAAGTCGTTTTTTCAGTGCATTTTTCCGGCTTAATAAATAACGATGATAGCCATCAACCACCTGCAAGTCTGAGCGGTCGTGCGGAGATGGCAGCACAACAACCGGCTGGGTATAACCGTCTTTGGTCAGAGACGTTTCCAGCAATTTTTTCTCCGAGGGTGACATCACGTTCGGATTATAATCATTTGCGGTCACCTGTGCCCGCTTTACCCACAGCACACAATCGACCGGTTCATCTTTAAACGGACTGCGCTGATGTAAAAAAAGTTTTATCCGGTTGAGTGCCTCAATTGTTTGTTCTTCATTATCCAGTCCGTTCAGATAGTTTTCCAGTAAAGAGAGTACTGTTTTCATATTTATGTTATCCGTCTGCTATATCAGTTGCCAGTCTTTGCGTTTTGCCTGTATGCGCCTGCAATACTTGTCGTAGCAATGAGATTTGGTCGGGCTGAATGCCAGTGAGCGGCACCAGAAATCATTACGTAAAAGGGTTTTGCAGATCCGCCGCCAGGACGGAATATCTTTACTGCCTGTATCACCGGATTGTTCATCCGGGATCCCGTCCGGATAATCCCGCTCTGCATACCAGTGCAGATAGACCGCAATTTTGTTCCGGTAGTGTTCTGCGGTTTTTTCCGGCAGGCTGGCCAGTAAAAAACGGGCGTAGGATTTCCAGGTATGACCGGCAGGCTTGCTGATTTGGCGGGAACCGAAAAAACCGGCTTTATTTCCGGGTCGTGTGTACAACATACCGGCATCCGCACCACTGACCCGCGCACAGGCAAGGCTCCATGTTTCCGGCTCCAGGACATGATACAGCCACAACCCTCTGCGCTGTTCCGGGCCGAAGGGTTCACAGATCCGCATTTTACTGAGACTGACACCGGCCTGATGCATCAGATCATAAATCGTATTGTAAGGAAGTCTGCTGCGGGAAATATAAGTCCAGATATCTTTCACATGCCAGTCATAAATCGGGTAACCCATATAATAGAATCCTTCCGGTGATGCGGTTGTCCACGGGATATCATCGGCATAACGCAGTTTCCGGTTATTACTGATGGCGAGAAACCGGTTTAATGATTCATCGGCGCGGATCCCCAGCAGTATGACAGAGCTGTGATGATCTCCGGTGATCCACTGATTAAATGCGGGAGTAAAATCTTCAAAAATAATCCCCGGATGATAGAAGGGAAAGAAATCAGGGTCAGTAATGGCATCTTCCGGTGGTTGCCGGACCCATTTTTTACCGGGTTCCCAGGCCGTCCAGGCCGGTTCATACTGGGAAATACCACTTTCGGTGGTGACAGGCAGCGCTATCCAGTAAAACCGCTGAGTACAGTCAGCATAGAGCGATTTCATGGCAGCAACATGGCTGATAGTAGCGGAATACTGTACTTCCCAGTCGAGAAACATGACATTGAATTTCCGGTGCCGTCTTCTGGCCTCTGCTGCAACCAGATGAAAAAGAACGGTGGAGTCTTTGCCGCCGGAAAAGGAAAGGGTGATTTGTTCAAAAGTATCAAACAGCCATTCAATCCGCTTTTGTGCTGCATCCAGCACGTTTTCTCCGAGCGGAATTTTACGTTTGCAGGACATCTCGATTACCGGAATATAGTTAGTTAATAATATTAATATCTAATCATATTTTGATGATAACAGTAAATTATGGTGTCCGGCTATTATTTAGCCGGAATTTCGGTTGTCAGGTAAGAGGATGCCTGAAGATTACGCCGGATCTCAGCCAAAGGCGTGGTCTGCGCGGGCATTGTCCTTTATACTGCGCGCTGTAATGACTCAGCAACAGATGATTAAGCAGGTGGTAACGGCGATGAACGGAACAATCACAACATGGTTTGAAGATAAAGGTTTTGGGTTTATCAAAGATGAGAACGGGGATAACCGTTATTTTCATGTGGTTAAGGTCGCCAATCCTGACCTGATTAAGAAAAATGCCGCCGTGACATTTGAGCCCGGCACCAATAATAAAGGGTTGTCAGCCTATGCGGTAAAAGTAGTGCCGGAAAGCAAATATGTTTTTATCGCCGGTGAGCGTATTAAGCTGACGGCCATTAAGTCCTTCGTGGTTTACAGTGAGGAAGAAGCGGCAGATACCGGGATTGATAAAGAGAACGCGGTACTGTCTGTCGGCGTGCTGATGAACAACATCAAACCAAAATCCGCCGGTCCGGCCGAAATGCGCACACTCAGAAAACTGGCGATCACCACACAGCACGGCACTACCCTGATTTTCTCAGAAGATGAAATCGATATCGATGAAACGGTGAAAATGCTTAAGGTGTGATGGCTTGTGGATTACAGGCACAAAAAAACCAACCCTAACGAGTTGGTTTTCTTATATAAACAATGGTCGGCATGACAGGATTTGAACCTGCGACCCCCGACACCCCATGACACCGACTCGCTATTGTGTAACTGCATGATATTTATTAAATAATATCATTTTAACTGTGTTTGCAAACAGTGCTTTATTCTCAATATCTGCGCTATACGAATCATAGGCTTACAGTTCGTTTTACCACCCGTATTTATGCGATTTCACAGTGCGGTACCTCGACCCAATCAACATGGTTTTCTGTATAAATTTTTGTTGATTCAGCGTCACTATGTGCCATCCTGGCTTGTGGATCAAATCCGCGTTGTTTAAACATAAATGCGGCCAGCGCTCTGATCTCATGAAAAGTTGGCCTCTCATCTGGTTCAAGGTGTGCGCCAACCCCAACTTTATCTCTGACTTTTGAGAATCCCCGGCTGACATAATCCGGTGCCACCTGTGTGGGGTGGCTTACATACTGGCTTATTTTGTTTGGTAACCGCTCAGGAACGCGGTGAACAATGTACGGACTGGCAACGTTATCGCGGCTGTTATCAATAATTTCCTTTATAACTTTACCGATCGGTATTGCCACATGGGCGGCTTCCTTGTGTTGTACTTTCTGCCGGTGAATGTACAGCATCCCGTAGATCCCGTTTCTTTCCTCCGGGAACCAGACGCATCCGCAGGTGTTTTCCTTCGGTGCTTTAATGTTATATTTTATGCGCGACACTTCAAGCCGTGCCTGTGTTGTCTGCAGTGCCAGATCCATAGCAGTACGGAGCCATGGTTCAGCAGCCGCTCTGATTTTCAGGAAATCATCATACGACAATCGCCGCCGGCGTTTACTGTCGACACGCTTCATTTTTTTGCGTTCTGCCGGGTTATCCAGCATCAGCGATTCATCCATTGCGTAACTGAAAATCTTCTTCAAAAATCCGACTTTCCGGTTCTGAACGTTTGCTGATGCATCAGCATGGTATTCAGCAATAAATCCGTTTACATGCTCCAGGGTAATTTCGGCTGATGGTATATCTTTGAAAAATTCTTTTACGCGTTCAGCGTCTTTTATCCAGTCAGACAGGGTGCTTTTTGATGGTTGTTCGTCACGAATAATACGCTCAAACAGACGATCAAAATGCTCAGTGAGTGGCAGTGATTCACCGTTAATACCGCCAGAGTCAGTGATCAATGATTTAACACTGACAGCACGCTCCGGACGCATAATATTGTTGTATTCACGGGCAATGGCTATAGCTTTTGCTTTGTCAGTACCAACACTTTTACGGACACCGTTTACAAGTATGAAGCGGTAACATTTTGCTGACTTATCATAGTAAAGGAAATCCGGCAGATGCCGGAATTCCCGTTTGCGAGGTCGTGCCATATTATGAAGCCTTAATCAGATCGCTTACGCATGAGGAAACCTCAGACTCAACCCCCCATCGTTCAGATGAATGAACAAGAATAGTTCCGTCAACAATTCGGCCTTTCAGCGATCCGATTTCTATCCAGCGCCGGACGGTTCTGTTATCGGGTATTGATCCTGTCTCAAATTCTCTTTTTGCCCATGCGCTGGCTTTCATAAGTTTTCCGATAGCCATAATCTTCTCTCCACACATCGCCGTATACGATTAGAGGTTTTTAAATAAATGCTGGTGGATTGCGACCACGTAATTCACCTGGTGCAATGCATCATCCAGTGCATTGTGTGCTTCACCAACAAACGGGAAATCTTTTTTCGGGTCGATGCCGGCATTGCGGCCAAGTTCGACAATGGTGCGCACATCTCGGTCATTCCAGTGCCTCCAGAATGGATTTATCTCACAGTTTTCGTATGCAGTACGCAGGATCACATTATCGAAATTACTTCCGTTACCCCATACCTGCACCCGTTCTTCACAGAACTCAGAAACGAATGAACTGAGGCCGAGCAGTGCGTCAGGCAGTTCAATGGCCTTTTCGCTATTAATGATTTCACCACGGGCATTATCGCTTTTACCCAGCCACCACAGCACGGTGTCTGCGTCGATACTACCGCCGTATTTTTCGCTGCTGCGCAGGTCGATAATTTCATAAAAAAGTGCATCATCAGTTACACCGGAAACCATATCGAACGGAACTGCAGCAATAGCCACAATGGCGGAATCTGGTTTGTTACCCATAGTTTCAAGGTCAATCATCAGGTGTTTGAATTTATTCACTATCCTTATCCCCTTGTAATTTATTTAATTCATAGTCATATGAGTGAAGAACCATAATGCACTGGCGTAATGCTTCTTTAGCGTTGTTCTCGACAGTGTTCGTCAGACTCATCATTTTAGACCCGTGCCTTTCTTCCATCACTTGCAGCGTGTAAGTCAGGCGGGCGGCTATATCCGGAACAGATTCACTCATAGCGGATCCTTATAGAATACCATCCAGTGCGTTTTATCGTTCTTACCGACACGCTGCACAATGGTAGGTTTATACTCAGTCAGCTCAAGAATCTGACTCGCCCAGATCTGCGTTTCATTCCACTTAAAAATTAAACTACCGTGTGGCCGCAACACCCTGAATGCTTCTCTGAAACCGGCAGCAAGGTCAGAACGCCATGAGTGCTTATCCAGTGAGCCGTATTTTTTAAACATCCAGCTATTTTTTCCGACCCGGACGAGGTGGGGCGGATCAAACAGCACCTGGTAAAATGTTTCATCCGGGAACGGCAGGTTTTAAAAGTCAGCAATGATATCCGGTGTAATTTGCAGCAGACGGCCATCACAAAGAGTATGTTCTTCATTTCTGATATCACTGAACAACACGCGCGGATCTTGCTTGTCGTGCATAAACATCCGGCTGCCGCAGCACATATCGAGTATTGGTTTCATTTCGTTTAATCCACTATTTAACACAGGCCCAGTTGATCTTCGATTTTCCGTAATGTATCCGGATCGGTATCAATTGGTTTAGCCATCCAGTCGACCGAAACGAGTCGTCCATTAACCAAAACGCCGATATTGAAATCATCTGATTCCCGCTGTTTCCATCCATTTTTAATGGCATCATTTCGATTATCAAAGCGCTCATAGTCGGTGTAATATTCGATGCCGCTACCCTGGGCATTGCAGTACGCCTGAGCGCAGATATAAATGTATTCAGTTTTCATCTTTATGCCCCGAGTGTGAGAGCTTCAAACCGCGCCATAAACTGGTGATATGCCTGCGGCGGTGTCAGTGGCTGGATGATGATGTCATCATGTGGCGGAGCTGAATCCAGTATCGGCCAGTGGTTGACGGGGTCTATTTCAAAGTCCCGCTTTTCGGTCGCCAGCATGACCAGATCGGCATAGTGAACATCAACTGTCATTGCCGGTGGCAGGCCGAACTTTTCACGGATAACCGCTTCAATACGTTTTTCCACGACCTTGTAGTCCGGCAGCATGGCTTTCAGCGGTGAGGGGATATCTTTGATATACGCCTCAGCAGCATCGTGCAGCAGGGCTTCCAGTGCATATTCCGGCGGTACAATCTGGCTGACATATACAGAGTGTTGAGCCACGGAATAGAAACTTTCCAGTTGCCCGGCAAACCGGCATTCATTCGACAGGCCGCGAGCGATATCTTCGATACAAATCTGAGCCGGAGTGATATTGGTGAAATCAATATGATTTCCGGTACTGGTTGCTATATATGACATTTATCTCTCCACACAATATAGATAATAAAAAGCCGTTACTTTTTATAAGTAATTAATTCCCTGGTGCTGAAATATAAAAATGCCGCCGGTTAAAGCGGCATAAAATATAATTATGCTTTGAATTTACCGATATAGGTCTGGATTTCAGTTTCTTCGAATTTATCAGCCAGCAGATTACGGAATTCCTGTGCGATTTGTTCTTCAAGTTTTTCCAGCTGAACAATACGCAGTACCAGAACAGGTACATCACCACCGGTCAGAACGCTGTAACGCAGTTTGATAGCACGTTCAGACAGTTCATCGTATGGTGTGCAAGTAAACTGGAATACTGCAGGCATGACGTCACGGCTTTTCGCTTCCACACTTTCCATCACAGAGCGCTTAGCGCCGAAATCACTGTCTTCATGATCTGCGGAACGGCTTGCTTCAATGGTGATTTTGCGTACGGCATTGATTGCCTGCTTAATATCGATAACATTACCTTCTGCATCAAACGCCATCAGGTTATCGCGCCAGTCTTCCAGCCATTCTGCCAGTTCTTTCTGACCGGACTTGCGACCGTTCACGTTAAGCAGAGAAGCGAACGGTGCGGTCTTTTTCAGTGATACCATGGCTGTGTTATCAGCATGCCCCGGTTCACCGATGGAACCGATATTGAAGATGGTTTTAGCAGCCATCTCATCAGCATCAATAAAACAGCTGACACCTTCTTCAATACCATGTTGCAGAGAATATTTCACAAAATCAGCGATACTGGTTGTGTCCATCGCACCACGGAAGCGGTAACGACCTTCCTGTAAGTGCTCCAGGCTTTTAACATTGAAATCACCCGGTAAAACCACAGCAGGGCAGAGGGATTTATTTACAGCGTCCAGACTTAATGCAGCAACAGCCATATTTTGAATCTGAGAAATAGCGGCTCCGTCTAAATTAGACATACAAAGACTCCTGTTTAATTAAAAACATAAAAAGTAAATGGAATGATTTATTTAAAAAGTGGAAATTAATTAATAGCTTTTAATTTCCCGTCAATACTGCCGTCGATACCAAATAGCTGCCCCTGGTCTTCCGGCAGAATAGTGAGTTTCCCGCCTTTACCGACCCACATCGGTGTTTCGGTTGTATCCTCTTCCGATTTTTTACCGCGCTTAGTCGGTGTAACCATTTTCAGTTTGTGAGATATTTTCACGCGGTCTTCATCTGACTGAGTGAATTTAAAAATCACATGTACTTCACCAGTACCGCCGTTCTTATTGGTACCAAAAGCGACTTCATTCAGTGCAGCAGAAAGTTTGTTTTCAAACACACCGGCGTCTAACTCGGAGAGAAAGTCCGGTACACTGGTCATGCGGTTATTCTCGCTCATTGCGTTTTTCCTTTCGTTGTCTCTTCACACAAAGATAAGTCCACCAGCGGTCAGGCAAGGTATCTATCCGGCAGGACGATTTACGCCGGTGGACTTATGTTTGTAAAAAACGGCGGCCGGCTGGTGGACTGCACCGCGTTATGCACGGCCGCTAATGGTATTGCATGGTTATTGTTGTGGGGTCGTTTACTCTTCACACAGTTATTCAGATACGCAGCCGTTACTGCGGTTGTACTATTAAGACGCAGCGGTCTTCCCACTTGGCAATGTCTTCATCAAAGCGGTCCAGAGCACGTTCGTGATCGCGGATTGCTCTTTCGCGTTCGGTACGGAGTGATTGCAGTTTGTGAAAAGCCTGGGCTTTTTCGATGATCCACGCGGCAACATCGTCTACTGACATGTTGTTAGTGGTGATGATTGGTTCGGCTTGCATGATTAATCTCCTGTCTTCGTTGAAAACAAGAATGCAACCAAAAGTAGATTATGTCAACTACTAAAAGTAGAAAATAAAGGCATAAAAAAACCAGCATGGGCTGGTTTTCTGTGTTTATGAGAAGTATTTAATGTTCATCGGTATACTAATCAATAGTTTGCCGTGGAAATACAATTCATGCATTTCATGTTCTTCAATGTGAAAAGGCGGATAAAAGTCATTGTCGGATATAACAGCCAGTTTGCGGCCTTTAACTTTTTGCAGGCGTTTGATGAACGTTGATCCTTCAAAATTAAAGACATAAATACCATCACCTGTAAACTGCCCGACTTTAGTATCAATAAACAGCAAATCCTTCGGGTTCAGGGTCGGCGTCATACTGTCACCATCCGCATTGATAATGACCACACCTTCAAGCGTCCGGCGGCCAAACATTTCATATATGCGGTCCTGCGGGATCTCGATTGACCTGATCACTTCTGGGAAGGGATTATTGATATAGCCATTCCCAGCAGATGCAAATGCCTCGATTTGCCTCACTGTAACAGTATCTGCAGCCATCTTGTCGACCGTTCCATCAGTGCACACACCATAATCAAGATATACAGGCGTCGACTTAACAACCTCAGCTACCCGCTCCATTTTATCGTCACGTGGCTTGGCGGAGCCTAAAGTATACCGGCGTGCCATTTCATACGTAACGCCTACACCCTCGGATAGTTGCTTAACGTCAACCCCCACATCAGTCATGCGCTGCACCAGTCGGTCGGCAAAGCTTTTGTATTTCGGAGTTTCTACCATAGGTAGAAGTCTATCCACTACATCCAAAATTGTCATTTCTATTATAAGTTGCCTTTATTCTCTACTTTAAGTAGTATTGTTTTATTGATAACAGGAGGCACAAATGCAACAACAAAGCATTACAGAAAAGGCAATTGAAGCGGTGGGCTCACCATCAGCGGTATCTCGGCTGTTTGGGTTTAAATCACCTCAGTCTGTATTTAACTGGATCAAGAACAATCAGGTTCCGGCAGAAAGAGTTATCCACCTGTGCGAGTTGGGTAATTGGGTGATAACACCAAACCAGTTGCGTCCGGATCTTTATCCAAATGAGTCGGATGGATTACCTAACGATAGCAAAACCATCTGACCCAGTTAACTACAACCCAATCCGAAAGCGAGTAGGCAATGAAGAATGAACCAGCAGCAAAAACAGAAAAAAAACTGACGCCACATGAATTCTGGACGTCAGTGAAGCAGATTGCAGAACTGCAAATAAATCAGGCAAAGGTTAATCGTCTGATGGGATTAGACCAGGATAACGAGCTTCCTGAGGCGGCAGCCAGCCTTTCATCTCTTTTGCTAGAACTAACCGGATGTCGCGTATTTCCATTGACCGACTCTGAGAAATTGGCCAGTGATGCTTATCGCAAAGATACAGGTATACAGCATCAAAGCCACAAACATCCGGCGGGTAGTCATGAATCTCAGCCAGGTGATCACCAAAGCATTCCAGAAGGTACTCAAGATCGGCACCAGACCTGTTAATTTTTTTTCGTACTTGATAGTTCACGTTGCGCATAAGTTTTCCTTAATGGTTGGGGAACCTAAAAGGATATCACCGAGCAACAAGTAGCGGATCTACAGTCAGTTGGTGGACATCACAGTTTTAAAAATAACAACGAGATAACTGCAATGAAGAATGAATCACTGAAAGAAGTCGTAAAAAAGATGTGCTGCGCCATGCCGGGTGGACGGGAAGCACTGGCCGGGGCACTGGGGATGTCACTGACGACATTCAATAACAACCTGTACGAGAAGAACGGCTGCCGGTTTTTCGATAATGACGAGCTGGAAGCAATGGAAGACCTGACCAAAACCCGTCACCTGGTCGAATACCACATGGATCGGCACGGTATTACGCCGATGCAGGACATAGACCCTGACAACATTGATCAGGTTGAGCTGTTTGATATCCGCATGACCCTTGCGGCGGCACAGGCAGAGCTGGAATTACATATTAAGAAAAGCCTGGAAGATGGGAAGTTAACCCGTGATGAGGTCAGGGGGATCTATAAAAAATCAGGGAAAGTATTTTCTTACTTTTGGGGATTTGTCGGGAGTCTTGATGCTGTGTTCGGGGTTCCGGATGAAAAGTGAGACCACCGGTATACGGCCGGTGGCCTCGGTCGCGCCATATCAATTTGTGTGAAGAGATAAACGCATGAGCAGATTAACTCATTTGGCAGGCTTTGCGCAACTCCGCGTTGCTCCTGTTAAGGGTGGTAAAGACCCTGCCGCATTTGTTTATACGGTAAGAGTACCGGAAGGTTTCTCAGAAACAAACTACCAGTTTGTGAAGTGGGCGGTAGGTGATTTTAACCGCTTGGGTAAGACAGCAGGAGCCGCGGCATGAAAGAAACAGCTGACAATCTTGATCGGTATTACACCGACAGCCGCGGGCGGAAAGTTCACGTTGTCCGGTTTGACCGGCAAAACAGCCGGGTGATTTTCATGCGTGAGGGCTATGAGTATCCGTGTTTTGAACCTCTGAAAACCTTTCAGGAGCGGTATACACGCGTGGATGAGGTGAAACCATGAAAAGTGTGTTTGAAATCGTTCAGGCAATGTCCGGTCAGAAAAACGTTATTGTGATACCGGTGCCGTTCCTGGAGTTTTTTGCCGGTGATCAGCAGGCCCATGCATTAGGTGCTGTCCTGAATCAGCTGGTGTTCTGGTCCGGCGTTTCTTCCAGTGCCGGTGATGGCTGGTTCTACAAAAGTCATGAGGAGCTGGCTGATGAAATTAAGGGATTATCCGGAGAAGAACAGGCCCGTCGCCTGGTTAATAAGCTGCGCACTAAATATTTTCCGGGCATTATCGAGACGAAAGCAAAGAAAGTTAACGGCACCCCGGTAACGCACTATCGTATTGATGGGGAAGCCCTTTTACTGAAAATATTCCCTGATAAAACCGAAACGTCGAAATCGACGAATGGAAACGTCGAAAGTGCGGAATCCAAACGTCGAAACTGCGGAATGGAAAACGCAGAAATGCAGGTTCCTGGAAACGTCGAAAGTGAGGTTTCCTATCTTTATACAGATCTTAAAACAGATCATAACTTACAGATCAATACTGACTCTTCGTCGCAGAATTCTGACGAATCCAGCGACAACCCTCTTAATGATTTTTTAACACGTAATCCTGATGCCGCTATCTACAGCGCTAATGGTCAGAAATGGGGGACACAGGATGATCTGGACTGCGCAAAATGGATTTCTGAGCGCCGCAAAGGGGTATTCGCAGAGCTCGGCCTGAAAGAGCCAAAAGAGCCTAATTTTACCGAATGGGCGAATGATGTCCGCCTCATGCGTCAGATTGACGGGCATTCGCACCGTGAAATTTGCGCCCTGTACAAGCGTGTGGCTGCTGATAATTTCTGGCGTAAGAATATTCAGAGTACCCGTTCACTCCGTGACAGCTGGGATGATTTAACCCTTCGCCTGGCCGAAACACAGCAATTAAAACCGTCTGTCGATATCGTGGCCCGCGAGAACGCATATACCCGCATTATCTGCAGTCGCTCAAAACCACAGACCAGAACTGAAGAAATTGCCCGCGATTTGGCAGGCAAGGCAGGGTTGCGCGGAATGAAGGAATTTGATGCCCGCCGTGCATGGGTTGGTATCTGGTCACAGGCCACAGAGCAGGCCGCAAAAGAACGGGAGGCAGCATGAACATGCGCTCAGAAAGCAAAGAGATTTACGGCGTGAGTGTGTTCCCGGTGCTGGCCGTCCTGCATCAGACCCGCCGGTGGTGGGTACTGCGTGACCTGAAAGACCACTGGAACAGCCGCCATAAGGTAATCCGCATTTGCCACAGTCGTGGCTGGGATGACCTCATTCGGTTCCAAAATATCGAGCGGCAGTATTTCATGACCCGCGCCACAGCTAAACGCTACCAGAGTGAGGGGGTTATCTGATGGCCGGATATGCAAGTAAAACAGCCCCTGAACACAAGGATAGCTGGCAAACTCCCGAATGGCTTTTCACGGCTCTGGATCTGGAGTTCGGATTTTATCTGGATGCCGCAGCGAGTGATATCAATGCACTTTGTTCCCGGTACCTGACTGAACAGGATGACGCTCTCAAATCGGAGTGGGTCAGTTATGGTGCTATCTGGTGCAACCCTCCATTCAGCAACATCCGTCCATGGGTGGAAAAGGCTGCCGAACAGTCACGCATGCAGAATCAGCCTGTCGTGATGCTGGTACCGGAAGATATGTCTGTTGGCTGGTTTCTGGAGGCGTTGAAAACGGTTGATGAAGTACGGGTTATTACCGGTGGACGTATCAATTTCGTTAATCCCGTCACCGGCGAGGAGAAAAAGGGTAACAGCAAGGGCTCCATGTTTCTTATCTGGCGTCCGTTTATTACCCCGCGCCGGGTGGTCAATACCACCCTGAAACAGGAGCTGGAAGCTATCGGGAATCAGTATCTGTCGGAGGTATCAGCATGATGCTTTATACCCGAATTGCGGAGGATATCCCGGCTGGTACGGAGCTCACTATCCCGGACATCATGGAAAATACGGAGTCTCTTACACAAAAACCCAGTCGGCGACGCGTGTGTTAGAAAAAATCAATGCTGTTGATGTGGTTCACCGCAGAAAAGGCAGCCAGACCATATTCAGAGTGGTGCCGGATGCGCCGGTATTAGTCAGAAACTATGAAAGCAAAGTATCAGCGAAGCGGGACACTTTCAAAAAAAGAAGAATCCATTCGGAAGAAATAAACCCTGCGGGCAGGATGTAGCCGAGCGGGAATTTGTATCCGTACATAACAGACTATTTTCGGTATTAGCAGCGAAACGCCGTGAAATGAAGAAAAACAGCGGGGGGGGTGAGTAAGCAGATCAGAAAAATGCAGAAACTTAAACCGTGCCCGTTTTGCGGATGTGCTGATATCACGATACACCGCCCCAGCAGCCACGGGCTGACATTGTACGGTATTGCCTGTGATGGATGCGGTGTGCGGATGAAACGTTTTGATGAAGCTGAGGCGATCTCGGCCTGGAACCGGAGGGGTGATGATATTTGATCTTAAATTACCGCACTGGCAGTCACTGGACACCTGTCCATTCTGTGGTGGTAATGCTGAATTATCTTCGGATGGTGACGGGGTGTATGCAGGATGTTCACAGAAAGAATGTTTCATTCATCCAATCACGCTTACATACCCGACAAAATGCCAGGCAATCAGAGCCTGGAATGTGCGCCATAACCATCGAGGAAGTGATGAGTCGTAAATGTATGTTTTGTGGTGGGGAAGCTGATTTGCTTTGTGATGGCGTGATTTGCTACATCGGAAAAAGAAGTGATGACGGCACTTTATCTGGCTTCTCAGCGGCTTATACGTGTGATGCTCCTATGTGTGCATCATGTTCAACATTTCACGGAAACCTGCACTGGCGCAAAGGCAATACTGGCGGGTTCGATTCACTGGATTACTGCCCTGTTTGTGTGCGTCAGGAAATCGGATTTGGACGTAAATTTATTTTTGACGAGATAGGTCAGGTGAAAATTCATCGGCAGGCGCACTATGCAAAATTTAAATCAAGAAAGGGCAATCATCTGCTGTCGCTCACCGGTGGCGGACAGATCTGCCTTGATATTTAACCGGAGTGAAGAAGTTGCTGGTGGTAAATCAGTGGTGACGATCGCCCCCTATGTGAGACGCGCAGTATACGGCTGCGCTTAATGAGTGGAGAGATAACGATGAGCAATCTGATTATTGTCGATGGTATTAATGTGCGCCGGGATATGGCCGGTCGCTATTGCCTGAATGATTTGCACCGGGCCGCTGGTGGAGAGGAAAGGCATAAACCACCTTACTGGCTGAGAAATGCACAGACAGAGCAACTTATTGCCGAGTTGCAAATCTGCGACTCGGGTACACAGCCGGTAAATGTGCTGCGTGGTGGCACCGAACAGGGCACCTACGTGTGCAAAGAATTGGTTTATGCCTACGCGATGTGGATCAGTCCTTCATTCAATCTGAAAGTGATCCGCAGGTTCGATGTGGTGGCCGGAACACAGCAGGCGATACAGCTGGCTGATAAAGTTCAGGCCGGAGCTATCCTGCTGGAGTCTATGGCGAAAACATTGAACCTGTCGAATTCCTCAAAACTTGGCGGGTATCAGAAACTGCAAAAAATGGCTGGTCTTCCGGATCTGGCTCCCTCCTATGCAATTGATGCACCGGCGGGCGCGGTGGATGGTTCCAGCAGGCCGACAACATCCCTGACTACACTGCTGAAAAATCACAATGCCGCATTGTCTGCGACCAGAGCATATAAACGTCTTGCTGAGCTGGGGATTGTGGAGCAGAAAGCCCGGCCCGGATCCAGAGGTACACAGCGCCTGTTCTGGTCGATAACGACGCGTGGACTGGCATACGGTAAAAACATGACATCCCCGGCAAATCCGCGGGAAACGCAGCCGCATTTCTTTGAGAGCAAATCAGCGGAACTGCTGGCACTGATGATGACTCCGGCGGTGGCCTGATGAATTACCTGTTAACCGGCTTTGTCCAGAAAGATGCCCGGATACTGATGTTTAATCTGGGTGCGGAGATCGGCAATTTCCTGAATGGCGCCCGTTATGTTGTGAGTGCAGCTCCCCGTTCAATGGATAGCATTCCGTCCGGCCGCGTTCCGGCAGATGCGCAGCCGTTGCTGACAGATGAGCGGGTGCTTCGTTTCCTGGATAATCCAGCCGTGATAAAAGTCGCCGGCGGACTATCTGGATCCCGTCACTATGTTAAATCCGTTGGCTACTGCCAGATTAACGATCCGGAAAACCCTTATCACCACCACGAACTGACCATGACCCGCCACAAAGATGGTTTTATCCGGACATGCTGGCACCATGACAACATCCTGCGGGCGAGTGATGTCCACCAGCAGCAGGCGGACGAAATTCTGTTACACAACCAACGGGCGTTTGTGGCACGCAGCATCTTTACCGATCTGCGGCTGCCGGCCGGTCATCTTCTTAATCCTTCCGATTTGTTCACCTGGTCGGTGATGCGCCGCGTCAGTGATCATCTTCCGGCCTTTATCAGTTCCTACATTCTGATGCAGAAACCGGAGGAAGAGATAACCGGCACTATGACAGAGCATTCCATTGTTCATCAACCGCGCTCACACAGCCGGATTGTTCATGACATCGTCGAGCAGATAAAGCCGGTCGTTGTTCCTGAGATAGAACCGGAGCCGCCAGCAAGTTTTATGCGGATCCCGAAGTTAAAGCGCTGGGAGAGTCTGAAATACCTGCAGTGGGTCAAAAGCCAGCCGTGTTGTGTGTGCGGCCAGCAGGCGGACGACCCGCATCACATCATCGGTCACGGTACCGGCGGCACAGGTACAAAAGCACACGACATTTTTACTATCCCGCTGTGCCGGGTTCACCACGACGAGTTACACCGGGATCCGGCAGCATGGGAAGAAAAGCACGGCAGTCAGCTGGAGTTGTTATTTAAGTTTATGAACCGGTCATACGGGATCGGTGTTTTTGGTTAATGCGCTGTACGGAGCGCGGAGAGATAAACAATGAGCGATATTCAGCAGAGTTCGGAATGTTTGGTGATGAGCAGAAGTATAAAAGACTGGCTGGAAGCCTGGGGAAACTGGAGTTCGTCACGTACCGGAACTGAGTATAAAGGGGTATCTTACATGTCAGGCTCCTCTTCCGGAAATCGGCCATGGCTTGATGATATTGAAGGCATGGTTATCGATCAGGCTGTTGGTAGCCTGAAGAAATACGATATTGATGGGTACAATATTATTTGCCTGCACTATCAGCACCATTTTTCATTCCGGGCAATAGGCAAAAATATGGGGAAACGGCATCAGTATGTATCAGATTATTGTGAGAGGGCGGAGGCTTATATTGCAGGTGTAATCCATGCCACACTGAAAGCTGCCTGATTGCATGAATATTTCACTGATCAAATAATCAGTAAATATCTTGACTGGTCGACCGGTCAACCATATAATCATGATAAATTAGCGCTGCGCGTGTAACTTCGGCGCTGCCAAAATAAAGAATTAATAGCCTCACTTCGGTGGGGCTTTTTATTGCCGAAGTCAGGGAATTTCGGAAGTTGAATTCATCTGATTTTTGTCATTTCTTCCTGATAATCAATATAACGTAACTTTAATTTCTTTCCGTTTTTACTTCTGGCGGCATATACAGGGAAACCGCAGTGGTCGTGATGTATGACAGAAATTTTCCAGCCCTTACGTGCAAGGATAATTTCAGCTGCTGCACACTGGTGCATGAAGAGAATGTTTCTGATTGACACCCACGCCGACTGTTGCTGGTCTTCAAACATGAGTAATGTGTGGCGTGCGCAGTAGCAGGTGAGGATATATATGAGCTTTTCTATGGCGGCACTCCCAAAAAAAAAGCCGACACAGGGATAGTTATGTGCCGGCGGCAAATACTGGTCTGTATGAGCAAGTGTTTTTTTAATATACCCACCCTGTCAATTCGGGTACCTTGCGAATGATAATTGTTCTCATTTAAATGTCAACCACAAGTTTCATAAGGTTACTATGTACGGTTTTTTCCTTATGTATCCTGAAGTCCACGCTCATAAGGGTCACTTTTCCTTAATAGAAATTAGTGTAATTTGATCTTGTGAGTTTATCGCAACTTCATTAGGGCAGCTTTGTGATTTCAGGGTAGCTTCAACAGAAGTCATTATCTTTATTTTTTCAAATAATTCCCTGAATAAACGAGAACGCATATTAATTTTTTGTTTCACCATATTATATCCCTACAGTTTAAGTGGACACCGCAGGCAGTGTATAATAGCAAATCAAAAAAAGTAAATGATAATCATTATCATTTAGATGGCTGCAAATTAATCTGAGTTTTTTCACATCGGCAATGGTAAGGTCACTTCAAGTGGTAGGCCTGCCGCTCTTGAAATCCACACGCAAAGCCGGGAGTTACCTTTCCATTGTGGAGAATGCCGGGGCTGATCGGCTAACTCGCATGGGCTACTGCACTTATCAGGATAGAAGCACACACGCCATGGGAAACCTGAACGCATACACTCTCAGCGTATGCCTCCGCAATCATTTCAACTCTCCGGAAATTCCGGATAGTTCACATGTTCGGTTATTCCGGACAACTGAATACCCGCTGTGAGGCTTTGGTAGCGCAGGGCAGTCCGGCTGAACTAAATCAGCCACCAATCTTATTTAATGCAAAAAAAACCGGCTCATTTCTTAAGCCGGTTAACTTATTTGATGAAAAGTCGTTGTTATAGTGATTATGATATATGCGAGGTAACACCCGGTCAGCGTGGGTGTTAACTGAATGATAACTATTTCCGTATCCGGATATCAACCTTAATTTTTTGATGGCTTTTATTCACCCGGTGGTGAAAGAACATGGTTTATGTGTGCCGGAATACTGACGGGTTCAGAGGGATTGTCAATACTGTTCAGAAACTCGCGATACAATGCCTGCCGCAGGAGTAACGCCGTCAGCACCACCAGTATTAACATCATCAGACGGAGTGTCTGCATTGGTCATCATCCCCCAAAAAAAAGCCGGCACTCTTGGAGTTATGCCGGCAGTAAATACTGAGAGCAATGAATAATACCTGACTACTTGGCGTAGGTATTATTTGAATGATAATCGTTATCGGTTGTAAGTCAATGATAAATTATGTTTCCCGCATGGCAGACATGAAGACCTGCTTAAGGTGCGTCCACTAAGCCACGGAAAGAATGCCGTGTTGCAGGCAAAAAGAAGCCGGTCATAAAGACCGGCGTAAGACTGTCAGTAGTGTAATACATAGAACATTCACGACGAGACGAAGTTGTCGGTTACGTCAGTAAATAGTATATATGGTTAATTATTCCGCAGGTTGAAAATGAGAGTTTTCTCAATGGTCGGGTCGCCCTGTGCGGCCTTTTTCGTTTATGCCGCCACAGTATCAATCACCTCGTTATCACTTAACACAAGAGCTGTGTGCGGCTTTCTGATATCTGCAAAAAGGTATTGAGATGAAAAAATTAACAGTATCCATAGGCAGTCTGGGTAGCGCGGCTGCCGGTGATTATGTGAGCTTTAATATCTGGCAGGGCAAACGACTACTGGTCAGTGACAAGATTGCAGGTAAACATTCCGGTACATTCCATCGTGAGTATGATGTGGATTATACCCGGGGTGAGCCACTGCGCATCGAAAGCAACGCACCGGCTGGCTGTTCTGTCGGGGTGAATGTGGCTCCATCTGATGATGCGGTTGCCTACATCAACACTTCCGCTGGAAAAATAGTAATTCATAAACAGAACGGAGATGTGGCTTGCGTTATGGGGCCCCTGGTCACAGAAAATAAAACAATAGAGCAACGCGTTGCCGATCTGGAAAAACAGCTTGCTGATACTATTAGCCCATCTGATGCGGCAAGTATCATGGAAATTGTTTCCGCTGAAACAGATAGGATTATCCGTGAAAAAAACATGATAGGTTTCAGTGCGGATATTGCCTTTATGGCGAACGCAAAGCTAAACTCTGAATATGTATTTATCGCTGATCAGATCACCCCCGATGATGACGATGTAAAAGTTAATGTCAGAATTACAGGGCGGCAAACTCCAGACCTTTCATTGTTCTGGGTTCCCGTATTAGTTGATAAGGTGGATGGCGCCTCGCTTAAATATTATGAAGATCAAGGGGTCATCGCTGCGAAAAAGATGATTATTGATATTTCAAAGGCGGCGGCCTTGTGACCGCCGACACGGTTATTTTATAAATGGGTCTTCTTTAGGCTGAAACATTTGTTGTACAGGGCTTTTAAGAAGGTCATTAATGGCTTTTCTGTACTTTTCGGATTCAATATGGGTAAGTTTATCCAAATCTGATTTAATACTTTCCTTTAAGGAAGCGGTAAAATCATCGTCCGGATATTTTTTATCTATAGTGTCGATAATGTGCCTGAATATAAATCGACATGCAGTCAGATTTGTTCCCATTGCACTTTGTAAAGTGGATAAATTGCCTTTTATTGTTTCGATTTCATGAGACATTTTATGTTCCATCCGAAGGTAATCAGCCATCACTCCGGTCAGTTTCACTGGGCTGAACTGATAACCCTATCCCGGATATGCATTAATTACGTTTAACTGAATCACAGGTCGCTTCGGCGGCCTTTTTTGTTGGAGAAAATATGAAAAGCGTAATTACAAAAATATGCCTGAAGTTATCAGGTAAAACTCATGAGCAGTTAGCGATAGCCTGGTCATTCCATTACTTCATCACCAGATCAAAGTATAAGGCGTACTGGCGGGCAGTATTCCAATAATTTATCTGTATCTCATGCAGAGAAATCGGTAATAGCGCATAAGGTGGAGTTGCGCCACCACTACAGCAACAATAAGAGCATTGGAATACGACAGGCTCATTACCTAATCCGTATTCGGCCACAGTGCTCTTTTTATTGCTTTCCCGCCGCTGGTGGGATTATCCGAATAATGCCGCAGCCACCTCACTTTAACCGTCTGTAACAATATAAACCGGTTGCGGCATTACCCTATCACTCAACATACGGAACACTCCGCAGGGGGTGGATATGCGCATGCCTGACAAATATTCCAGCCCTACAGCATACGCCTGGGGACTTATAACCTCTGCTTTTGGCGTTTTATCTCTGGACCAGTGGGCTATTGTTGCCGGGATCATCTGTACTGTCGGGACGTTCCTGGTGAACTGGTATTACAAACGGAAAGAATTCCAGCTGAAAGCCGGAGAACATCATGAATAACCGATTATTTAAAAAAGTCATGGCCGCTTGTGCCGCCGGGGCGATTGCCGGAGCGCTGGTGCTGATCCCCGCGTATGAGGGTGTTGAGTACAAACCTTACCGTGATGTGGCCGGGGTGCTCACCGTATGTTATGGCCATACCGGCAGTGATATTCAGCCCGGCAAGTTGTACACGGACGCTGAATGTAAGGCGCTGCTGCATGACGACCTGACGAAAGTCCGGCGCGCGGTTGACCCGATGATCAAAGTGCCGATTGATGACAATACCCGGGCGGCCATCTATTCATTTGCATATAACACCGGAACCGGTGTGTTCTCGCGTTCGACAATGCTGCGGAAACTCAATGCCGGTGATATCGCGGGTGCCTGTGACGAAATGAAACGCTGGACATTTGCCGGTGGTAAGCAGTGGCAGGGTCTGATTAACCGGCGCGAAACGGAGAAAGCGGTATGCCACGGAACCCTTTAACACTGATCATCATTGCTATCATCCTGCTGACTACTGCTCTGTTGGCGGGTTGTTATCTGTATTCACTCCCGAATCACTGCAAACCGCTGCCGGGTAATACTCTGGACGGTGTGATCCATTATGAGTGTGAAGCGCCATGAACTGGAAAGAAGCGGTAACAGCCGCACTGTTCATCATCGCAGCCTGGTGGGTATACGACACCTACCGGGATAACCAGCAGCTGAAGGTGAATAACACAACGTTGTCTGGGCAGTTGTCAGCACAGCGGACGATAAACGCCATCACGCTTTCAGCCGTTGCCATCAGACACCGCGCTGCACTCGACAACATTAAAGCCAAACAGGTTGAGGACACAGAGCATGTCAACGTTAAAACTGTTATCAAAACTGTTTTCAAAGACAGTGAATGTGCTGCTGCTCCTGTTCCCGCTGATGCTGTTAGTGAGTTGCGGAAATACGCGGACGGAATACGTTCCCGCACCGGTGGTTCCTATTCCGGCTCAACTGACCGTTGATTGTCCGCTGCCGGTTATTCCGGATGAACTGACATACGGCGGCGCAATCCTGTTGTTGGCCGATGCAATGAAGTCGATAGCAGACTGTAATCACGATAAGCGGGCAATACGGGAGATAGAAGCGGAGAGGGTGAAGTAAAAAAGCCCCCATGACGAGGGGCACATATAAAAGACTCAGGAAATGTTTATTGTGATTTTCGTGTTGAGTCTATCCCCGATAATTCCGTAATTTCAATATGCGGAACAAATAAAAAATGCCCTGTAAGAACAGGGCAAATAAGCAATCGACAAAGAATATTTACTCTAACTACGATGCTCAATATACAGGCAATTTTGCGGGCGAATCAATAGAGCCTCGCTAAATAGCGGGGCATTTTATTACCAGAGGAAAAGCTATGTTTAAACATGAATTAGGTCAGGTTGTGCAGGTCACCATCAGCGGCGAAGAAGGTCATGTGAAAGCCCGTGCTGAATATCATAACGGTCCGAATCAGTATCTCATTCATTATCTGGCAGCGGATGGCCGTGGGACTGATGGCTGGTTTGAGGAAGGTGAGTTGTCCCCGGCAGAACCACAATAACCCATCACAAAGCCTGCTCACTGAGCGGGCTTTACCCATTGGAGAAACAATATGGCTGCTCAGGGTTTCGATAATCCATCAAGGTTTTACGATGATGTTCTGAAGAAAATACCTCAGAAATAGCATGAGCCTTATAACCCATTGTTTATACATGTATTTATGAAAAGGTACTCCCGGAGGGGTACCCTTACCACGGGGCGGCGGCATCGCGGGAAACGGCTCATTTTCGGATTTCCATGCTGTCAGCAGCAGGTCAGTTAATTCATTGATACTATTGATAAAAAATAACACTGAGGTGACAAAACCGGTTTTGGTCTGTCACCTGAGTGCTGTTTATCCTTTTGATTAACAACAATAAATAAGGAATCCACCTGACAGTGTGAGGTGACAATGTCTAATATCAGCAATCTCGGGGACGCGTATCACTGGAGTGTTGCAAAGATTGCTGAAGCGTTCGGACTGAACCGGGGTACGGTTAAAAAGCGGCTGCTCGATGCAAATGTGGCGATAGCGGGAACAGTACGAGGCAATCCGGTGTATGCCCTCCGCGATGTCGGTCCGGTCATATTCGGTGCTGACACAGAGAAAGATCCGTCCGGTATTCAGGATCCGGACAAAATGTTCCCGAAAGACCGTAAAGACTGGTTCCAGTCTGAAAACGAACGCATCAAACTTGAAACCTCGCTGCGCCAGCTGATACCTGCTGAAGAATCTCACCGTGAGATGGCGACCATCATCAAAGCGATAGCCCAGGTGCTGGACACCTGGCCTGACCGACTGGAGCGTGACCACGGCTGGCAGCCTGAGCAAATCACACAGGCACAGGATGTGGTGGATGAACTCCGCGATCTGCTGGCGATGGAGGTGGAAAACGCAGAGGAAGAAAACGGATGAGTACAGGTTATGCATCGGCAGCGGAAATGCGCCGGGATGTCTCTGTGCTGCTGCGTCCGCCGCGCCGGATGCCGGTGGCGGAGGCCGTTAAAAATACATGCGGGTGCCGATGGGCGGCGGCAGTGCGGTGCAGTGGGAAGACACCCTGACGCCGTACATTATTGAGCCTATGAACTGCCTGACATCCCGGAAATATGATGCGGTGATCTTTGTCGGTCCGGCGCGTACCGGTAAAACCGTGGGGCTTATCGACGGCTGGATTGTCTACACGATAGTCTGTGATCCGGCTGATTTTCTGCTGATTCAGATGACGGAAGAAAAAGCCCGTGAGCATTCGAAAAAGCGCCTCGACCGGACATTCCGTGCGAGTCCGGAAGTAGCTAAACGGCTGAGCCCGCGCACCAATGACAATAACGTGCATGACAAAACATTCCGCGCCGGTAACTACCTGAAAATCGGCTGGCCGTCCGTCAATATCATGTCCTCATCGGATTACCGGTTTGTGGCACTGACGGACTATGACCGGTTTCCGGAAGATATCGACGGCGAGGGGGATGCATTCTCTCTGGCATCAAAACGTACCACAACATTTATGTCCGCCGGGATGACGCTGGTGGAAAGTTCACCCGGACGGGAAATTACTGATCAGAAATGGACGCCGTCATCACCCCATGAAGCACCGCCGACCACCGGTATTTTATCGCTGTACAACCGTGGCGACAGGCAGCGCTGGTACTGGCCGTGTCCGCACTGCGGAGAATACTTTCAGCCGGCGTTTGATGCGGTGGCCGGTTACCGGGATGACCCGGATCCGGTGACAGCCAGTGAGGCGGCTTATATTGAGTGCCCGCACTGCACCGGACACATTTCCGGCAGCGAAAAGCGGAAGCTGAATAATCGCGGTGTCTGGCTGAAAGACGGCCAGGATATTGACCGGTACGGCAACATTACCGGCGATGCCCGCCGCTCCCGTATCGCGTCATTCTGGATGGAGGGACCGGCTGCCGCCTATCAGACGCTGTCCCAGCTCGTTTATAAATATCTCACCGCCGAACAGGAATATGAGCTCACCCTGAGCGAAGAAACCCTGAAAACGGTGATCAATACGGACTGGGGGCTGCCGTACCGGCCGAAACATACTCAGGATCAGCGCAGGGCAGAAGAACTGCTGGCGCGGGCTGAGGATCTCGGGATCCGCTGTGTGCCGGAAGGTGTCCGCTTTCTGGTGGCAACCGTCGACGTGCAGGCCGGGAAAAACCGCCGGTTTGTGGTTCAGGTCACCGGCTACGGTGAAAAAGGTGAACGCTGGATTGTGGACAGGTTTGATATCACCCAATCCCTGCGGACGGACGGCAACGGCGAGTGTGTCCGTATTCATCCCGGTGCCTATCCGGAGGACTGGAAGCTGCTGATAACAGATGTGCTGGATAAAACATATCCGTTGTCCGGACATCCGGCGATCAGAATGCCCGTCATGATGCTGGGGGTGGATACCGGCGGTGAAAGCGGTGTTACTGATAACGCGTATGCTTTCTGGCGGCAGTGCCGCCGTGACGGCATCAGCCGCAAAGTGTTTCTGTTCAAGGGGGGCAGCTGTACCGGCGCAAAACTGATCACCAAATCCTATCCGGATAACACCGGACGCTCTGACCGGCAGGCGAAAGCCGCCGGGGATGTGCCGTTATATCTGCTGCAGACTGACAACCTGAAAGACCGGGTGGCTGCTGCACTGAGCCGTGATATGCCGGGCCCGAATTATGTGCATTTTCCGGACTGGCTGGATGACTCTTTCTATGACGAACTGACCTATGAGGAGCGGCTGACCAGCGGTAAATGGGAAAAGCCCGGGCGGGGCGCAAACGAAGCCTTTGACCTGATGGTGTACGCCCATGCACTGGTGATCATAAAGGGGTACGAGAAAATCAAATGGGATAAACCGCCGCCCTGGGCACGGTTACCCGATATTCCTGTTATTCCGCCTGAAAACACTGACTCCCCCGACAATATCACCCTTATTTCAACAACCGGATCCACGAAACCGAAGAAACCGAAAAAACGGAAAGCATCGGCGTGGGCCCCTGTTTCATCATCCGGAGGTGGCTGGATATGACCATAGAAGAGATTGACGACATGATCCGGCAGTACGCGGAAGCGGAACGCGCTGTATTGCAGGGCAGAAGCATCACGATGAACGGTCAGAGCATGTCGATGGAAAGCCTGAGCGAAATCCGCAAAGGGCGGGAATACTGGGAGCGCCGTCGCAGCGGTTTGTTATCGTCCCGCTCCGGCAGGCCGGGTTATAAACTGGCGAGGTTTCCGCGATGAAGCTGATCGACAGTGCTATCGGCCTGATTGCGCCGGGCTGGCAGGCGTCCCGGATGCGGTCCCGCCTCCAGATAAAAGCCTACGAGGCCGCAATGCCAACCCGAACTCACCGGGCGCGGCGGGAATCCCGTAACGCGAATCAGCTGGTGAAATCCGGCGGCCGGTCACTGCGCGAGCAGGCACGGTTTCTGGATGACAACCACGACCTTGTGATCGGTCTGCTGGATAAGCTGGAAGAGCGGGTGATTGGTGCGAAAGGCATTATTGTGGAGCCGCAGCCGCTGCTGCGCGGCGGTGAACTGGCTGATGACCTGGCAAAACAGATCCGTGCGGCCTGGTCGGAATGGTCTGTCAGTCCCGATGTGACCGGTCAGTATACCCGTCCGGTACTTGAACGGCTGATGGCGCGTACCTGGCTGCGTGACGGAGAGGTATTCGGTCAGATGGTGTCCGGACGGGCCAAAGGTCTGAGGCGGGAAAACGGGGTGCATTTCTGGATTGAGGCGCTGGAGCCGGACTTTGTGCCGCTGAATCTGGATGTGCCGGGCAGCAATATCTGCCAGGGTGTGAAACTCAATGAGTGGGGGCGGCCTGTCAGTTACAACGTGTATAAAAATATGCCGTCAGCCCTGTACCGGTCGCAGGATCTGAAAACCATCGACGCTGAAAACATGCTGCACCTGAAGTTTACCCGCCGCCTGCATCAGCTGCGCGGGCACAGTCTGTTGTCCGGTATTCTGATCCGCCTGAGTGCCCTGAAAGATTATGAGGACGCGGAACTCACCGCTGCCCGTATCGCTGCATCACTCGGGATGTACATCAAAAAAGGGGATATCTATAACGGCGATGATGCATCAGAGGACAGGGAACTGAACATCGAGCCGGGCATTATCTTCGATGAACTGGCACCCGGTGAGGATATCGGCATGGTCAAATCTGACCGCCCGAACCCGAACCTGCAATCCTTCCGTAATGGTCAGCTGCGTGCAGTAGCCGCCGGCAGCCGCGGCAGTTATTCCAGTATTTCACGTGATTATGACGGCACTTACAGCGCCCAGCGCCAGGAGCTGGTGGAGTCTTTTGAGGGCTACGGCATTTTACAGGATGCGTTTGTGGCCGCAGTGACCCGCCCGATGTACCGCAGCTGGCTGACAATGGCCGTGGCGGAGGGGGTGATTGATGTACCGCCGGATGTTGATCCCGCTTCTTTAATGAATGCGGTTTACAGCGGCCCGGTGATGCCGTGGATTGACCCGCTGAAAGAGGCCAAAGCCTGGCAGGTGCTGCTGCGCGGCGGCGGGGCAACCGAAGGGGAATGGGTTCGGGCCAGAGGCTCCAGCCCTGCTGATACAAAACGCCGCCGTAAAGCGGAAATTGATGAAAACAGAAAGCTGGGGCTGGTGTTTGACACCGATCCGGCGAATGACAAAGGAGCACCTGACGATGCCAAATCCCGGGACGATGACGAGTAACCCGAAAGCATCCGCACCGGTTAAAAGCTGGTTCCGCATGAAAGCCGCGGCGGATACCCAATCGGCGGACATTTATATCTATGACGAGATCGGCGGCTGGGGGATCTCAGCAAAGCAGTTTTCAAAAGAGCTGCTGGCGCTGGGGGATGTCAGTCAGATTAACCTGCATATTCACTCCCCCGGCGGCGAAGTGTTTGACGGGATCGCCATTTATAACCAGCTGAAAGGCCATGATGCAAAGATCACCGTTTATATCGACGGGCTGGCGGCCTCAATGGCCTCTGTTATTGCCATGGTCGGTGACACTGTGATTATGCCGGAAAACGCCATGATGATGATCCACAAACCGTGGGGAATTGCCTGGGGGGATGCGGATGAAATGCGGGATTACGCCGACCTGCTGGATAAGCTGGAAAATGTGCTGATCCCGGCGTATGTCGCCAAAACCGGCAAAACGGCGGAAGAGATTGCCGCCATGTTAGAAGAGGAAACCTGGATGAACGGCGATGAATGTCTGTCACACGGGTTTGCTGATCAGCTTACTGACCCGGTACAGGCGATGGCCTGTATCACATCCAAACGTATCGAGGACTTTACTGCTATGCCACAGGCTATTAAAAACCAGGTATCACCGAAAAATACCGCTCAGACCACACCGGTTTCCGTGCCGGACCCGGCACCGGTGACGCAGCCCGCCGCAACCGTGACTCAGCCGGTCGCGCAGCCGGGTAATGCAGATGTACAGAATCAGATCCGCGCTCAGGAACAAGCCCGTCTGAACGGCATTAAGGACTTGTTCGCCATGTTCGGCGGCAAACATAATGATTTGATGGTGGATTGCGTGACTGACACGCAGTGCTCACTGGAAGACGCCCGTGCGAAACTGCTGGAAAAACTGGGGGCAGAATCCACACCAAGCAACAAAAATAATGCTCATATCTACGCAGGTAACGGTAATTTCACCGGTGACGGCATCCGTGCATCGGTCATGACCCGTGCCGGGCACGAAGAAGCACAGCCGGATAACCCGTATAACAGCATGACACTGCGTGAACTGGCGCGTATGTCGCTGACGGAGCGCGGTATTGGTATCAGCACCCTGAACCCGATGCAGATGGTCGCTGCGGCATTCACACACAGCACTTCGGATTTCGGCAATATCCTGATGGATGTGGCTTATAAATCCCTGCTGATGGGCTGGGAAGAGGCGGAAGAAACCTATGATAAGTGGACGAAGAAAGGTCAGCTCAGCGACTTTAAAACCGCTCACCGTGTCGGCCTCGGTGGTTTTCCGTCACTGCGTCAGGTGCGCGAAGGGGCAGAATATAAATACGTCACCACAGGTGACAAGGGGCAGACCATTGCGCTGGCAACGTACGGGGAACTGTTCAGTATCACCCGCCAGGCCATCATCAACGATGATATGAATGCGCTGACCGATATCCCGAACAAACTCGGCCGGGCCGCAAAAGCCACCATTGGTGACCTGGTGTATGCCGTGCTGACAGATAACGGGAAACTGAGTGACGGCAAAGCCCTGTTCAGTGCTGATCATAAAAATACGCTGTCCGGCGGCATGGATGTGGAAACCATCAGCAAAGGCCGCACGCTGATGCGCCAGCAGAAAGAGGGCGAACGTACGCTGAATATCCGCCCGGCCTTTATGCTGGTACCGGCGGCACTGGAAACACACGCACTTCAGGTTGTCGGTTCCGGCAGCGTGAAAGGGGCGGATGTGAATGCCAATATCATTAACCCGATCCGCAATATTGCGGAAATTATCACTGAGCCGCGTCTGGACGATAACAGTGAAAAAGACTGGTACATGGCTGCTTCTCAGGGCAGTGACACCATTGAAGTTGCCTACCTGAACGGTATCGATACCCCGTACATCGATCAGCAGGAAGGGTTCACCTCCGACGGCGTGACCACGAAAATCCGTATTGATGCCGGCGTGGCACCGCTGGATTATCGCGGAATGATCCAGGTGAAAGGCCGGTAATCCGGCTGAGAATCACATCATGAACGCCCGTGAGGGCTTTTTTTATACCTGAAATCCGGCACCTGCGGGTGCCGCGGAGACGATTATGGCTAAGAATTATCAGCAGCAGGGAATGACCATCGCGATTGTTAACAGCGGAACCAAACCCGTTACCAGCGGTTCACTGGTACAGGTTGGCTCACTGGCCGCGGTGGCAATTACAGACATTGCCGCCGGTGCAACCGGTGACGGATTTGCCGAAGGGGTTTTCCGGCTGCCTAAAAAAAACGGGCTGGTGCTTAAAGCGGGGGCGGCGGCTTCCGTTAAAGACGGTCAGCTGGTGGATACCGGCGGCGTGGTGATCGGCGTAGCCTGGGAGGATGCGGCTGCCGGTGACGCAGATGCCGCTGTGAAGATTAACGTCTTCCCGCCGGCGGCACAGGGATAACGCTATGACCCCGTTTCAGCAGATGAAGTCCCGGATGGATGCACTGACAGCGGAAAAAATGGGGGAAGTCATTTATCTGAATGATCAGCCTGTCTGTGCTGTTGAGTTTCATTTTCTTCCGGAAATGGGACCGGTCAGCGGTGACGGGGTCAGTTATGTGATTTTCACACCGGGGGTCACGCCGCGCCGGAAAGATCGGATTGTTACCGGCAGCACTGAGTTCATCATCACCAGAGTACAGCGCTATAACGGTAAACCCCATATTTTTATCGAGAGTGAATAATATGGATGGTATTCAGCAGGCGATTAATAACCTGAACACAATCAGCGGCACGGCGGTACCGGTCGCCACAGCTCAGGCCGTAAACCGGGTTGCAGTCCGTGCGATAGGGCGCAGTGTCAAAAGGGTATCAGGCGAAACGCAACTGCAGCAGAAGCTGATCCGTCAGCGTGTCCGTCTGCGCAGGGCAAGCAGTAAACAGTCTGTGCCCCGTGCGCGGTTACTTGTGAACAGAGGTAATCTCCCGGCCATTGCACTCGGCACAGCTAAGGTTCAGTTGTCACGCAAACGGCGTGATAAACACGGACGCGGCAGTGTACTGAAAATCGGGCGGTTTAAGTTTGAGGATGCGTTTATTCAGCAACTGGCAAACGGTCGCTGGCATGTTATGCAGCGCACCGGTAACTCACGTTATCCGATTGATGTGGTGAAGATCCCCCTGGTAACCCCGCTGACACAGGCATTTACGGATGAAACAGAATCACTTCTTAAATCCGATATGCCGAAAGAACTCGGGCAGGCACTGAAAAATCAGCTCCGGCTGTATATCAAAGCGAGGCTCCCCTGATGCATAAACATTCCGCTATCCGGCTGACGGTGGCTGATGCCCTGCGGGCACACCTCGGGGAAACTCAGGTATATGACGGTCGCCCGGTATTTCTTGAGGAGTCTGAACTCCCGGTTGTCGCGGTGTATCTCACTGACGCTTCGCCGACGGATGATGTTGTGGATGAAGACCAGTGGCAGGCCGTTCTGCATATTGAGGTTTTCCTGAAAGCGAGTAATCCGGACTCAAAACTGGACGAATGGATGGAAGACAAAATTTATCCCGCCATGCAATCCGTACCGGCACTGGCCGGACTTATCGAAACCATGTCAGCGGCAGGCTACGACTATCAGCGCGATGATGAAATGTGCCTGTGGGGCTCAGCCGATCTGACATATCACCTGACGTATTCAATGTAAGGAAAAATTATGCCTTTACCTCCTAATCCGCTGGCTCCTGTCAAAGGCGCCGGCACAACGCTGTGGATTTATACCGGCAAAGACGACCCGACCAAAAACCCGCTGGCAGACGAAGGCTGGACGCGCCTGGCGAAAATCAAAGAGCTTCAGCCGGGTGAAATCAGCGCTGACAGTTACGACGATACCTATCTGGATGATGAGGACGCCGACTGGAAAGCAACCGCTCAGGGTGAAAAGTCAGCCGGTGAAGCCAATATCACGCTGGCCTGGAAACCCGGCGAGCAGGGACAGAAAGACCTGGTCAGCTGGTTTGATACCGGTGATGTCCGTTATTACAAAATCCGCTATCCGAACGGCGCGGTTGATCTGTTCAAAGGATGGGTCAGCAGCCTGGGTAAATCGGTACCGGCAAAAGAGGTGATCACCCGTACCATCAAAATCACCAACTCCGGCCGCCCGGCACTGGCGGAAGAAATGAAACCGGCAGCCGGAGAAACCCGCACAGCCCCCAAAGCCACGGAATAATCCGGAGGAGAAACAATGATGAATTTTCTGAAACAGAAAGAATTCACGTACAACGGCGAATCACTGATGCTGAGCGAGTTGTCAGCCCTGCAACGTGTGGAATATTTCGATCACCTGGTGACACAGACCGAAAAAGAAGCGCCGGCAGAGGATGTGCAGAGCCTGAAACGCACTGCTGTTTATGTGCGTATGAATATCGAATCAAATGCGTTTCTGGTAGCACGCTCTCTGTTCAATGTGGGTAATACACCGGGTAAACAGGTTGATGAGATCCGCGCTGATATTCTCAGCACCTGGCCGCCGGTCGCGCTGGAGCAGGCGGCAAAACTGGTACTTGAACTCAGTGATATGCAGGTCAAAACCACAGACGGTGAAAGTGCTGAACCGGTCGCAGATCCGGAACCGGCAGAAAAGTAATCGCCCGTGAGCGTCAGTTTATCCTGCGCCTCGCTCATGAATTTAAACGGGCGGACTGGCGCAGGATGCTGGCGGATATGACGGCAACAGAGCTGGGGGACTGGTACACCTATTTCGGGGTAACGCCATTCACCCATCAGCTGATTGATCTGGAGTTCGCCGCACTCAGTAACACCGTGGTGTCGCTGGTGGGCGGCAGCAAAGACCTGTCGCTGAATGATTTTCTGTTACTGAAACACAGCGAAGAAACCGGTGAGACTGACGACTCACTGTTAATGACAGCAGGCGAGGGGATCGCCGGGGGAGTACGTTATGAGCCAGCAGATAGCTGATCTGGTCATTAATCTCAGTGCGGACAGCACCACATTCACTGAGCAGGTTGGACGCGTCGAGCGTCAGTTGCTGCAGGCCGCCGCCAGTGCGGATGCGTCAGCTGAGCGTATGCGTAAATTTGCCGAAGGGCAGTCAGCAGCGGTTAACCAGGCAGCGAACAGCACACAGGCCACACTGAAAACGCTGGATGAGTCTCAGATATTCAGTGCTGATAAGTTTGTTCAGAAATGGAAAGCCGCGGCGCGTGAAATTGACAGCATGCACCGCCGGATGAATGAACAGATCAATAACAGCAGGCAGAAAGATTCGGCCGGTCGGGATCTGGCGCGGCAGCAGGATGCCATGACCGAAAGCTTTTTCCGTCAGATTGATGCGGTAAAGAAGACCGGCAGCGGGCTTGAACAACTGGCCGTCATTCAGTCGAAACTGAACCAGGCGCAGCGTGCCGGAACCATATCACAGCAGGATTATCTGACCCTGATCTCATCCGTCACGCAGCGCACAACAGAGTTACGCCGTGCGGATGAAAACCTGACACAGCAGAAAACCCGGTTTATTCAGCGCCTGAAAGAACAGGTGGCCACACAGAACCTGTCCCGCAAAGAAATGCTGCGTTACCAGGCTGCACAGCTGGGCGTCAGTTCATCAGCGGATATCTATATCAATAAACTCCGTGACAGCAACAAAGAAACGGAGAAGTTTAAAGGCAATAATAAGATCCTGTCCGAAGGCCTGCGCAGCCTTGCCGGTCATATGGGGATGAGCAAGTTCACCTACTTTGGCGGTATGGGGGCGGTAGTCGGTGGAATAGCTGCGGTTGGTAAAGCAGCCTGGAATGCTGAGCAGGAAGTGACGCTGCTCAACCGTCAGCTGATCGCCACCGGTAATTATGCCGGTAAAACATCGGCACAGCTTCGCCTGATGGCAGATCAGATGTCCGGTGGCTGGATAACCAGGTCGGATATGACTGCTGCGCTTACAAGTGCAGTCGGTTCCGGTTATTTCTTCGGTGACCAGGTATCACTTGTGGCCAAAGCAGCTGCACAGATGAAACAGGCCACCGGGCAGTCGGTGGATGAAACAGTTAATCAGTTCAAACGGCTTAAGGATGATCCGGTCAACGCGATTATGGAAATGGATAAATCCATGCACCTGCTGACCGCATCCGAGTATGAACATATAGCTGCATTGGAAAGATCCGGAAAAACCCGTGAGGCGTCAGAATATGCCATTACCAAACTGGCAGAGGTTACCAACCGTCGCACTATTGAGATGAGTGAGGATGTGGGTATCCTTGAACGGGCATGGAATAACCTTACAACAAGCATAAAAGAAGCCGGTGATGAACTGGCGAAAATTTGGAGGGCACCTACTGAAGCGGAAAAGTTGGCTAGTGTGAATGAACAGATCGCATCTCTTGAAAACGGTGATGGGTGGATGACCGACTCCGCTCGTAAGAGTAGTTTGGAAACATTAAGAAAGAACAAGGCCGAACTTGATTTCGCCGTTAAATCCCAGCAGGGGTATCTGGATAATAAAAATAAAATTATCCAGGCCAATGACCGAGAAAAGAAAAGCCAGCAGGATCTCAATAAGTACATTGAGGCGAGCCTCTCTCAGGCAGAAAAAGAACGCGGGAGCACGAAAAGTTAAACCGTGAAATTGCTGCCAATGCAAAGGCTGCAAAAGATACCGCCTCTGCATCTGACAGTGAAAAAATCAGGCTATGGACACCTGATGAAATAGCGAAAGCCAGAGCTGGTATTGATAAAAAATATGCCGACCCTAAGACGCCAAATAAACGCGATTATCGTGTTGATGAAGGAACAAAAGCAGAAGAAACGGCCTTAAAAGAGCAAATTGCACTTGAATCAAAATTGCGCGTGCTCAGAGAGCACAAATCTGTTACGGATGTAATCAGTGCTGAACGTAAAAAGCTTTGGGAAACCGAGGCTCAGATTGCCATTACTGAAGAGTCCAGAGGCAAGCGCCAGTTAACCAAACAGGAGCAGGCGTTGCTGGCAAATAAAGCGGCAGTACTGGCTCAGCATGAAAAACTGGCGTTGCTGGGTGATGAGGTTGTTGCCCAGGAACGCCTGAATAAACTTCAGGATCAGGCTGATAAATATGTTAAACAGCAGACTGAAAAGCAAAATGCAATCCGCGATACTATCGGCAAATCTTCGCGCGAAGCGCAGCAGGCTCTGGAGAGGTCGCAAATCCTCTCCGCTCATCAGGACAATCCGCGGCTGAATGAAATGCTGGCGGCTCAGGCAGCAACGTATGCAGCGGAAGAGGAAAAGCGAGCTAACTGGCTGGCCGGAGCACAAACCGCCTGGGGGATTACCGTGATGCCGCACTGGATTCAAATGCGCAGATCCAGAATGCGACTATGGCGGCACTGAACGGATTCTCAACTGAGCTGACATCTGTTCTGACAACCGGTAAGGCTAACTTCCGAGAATTCACCACATCTATACTGAAAATGCTGACAGAGATTTTTGTTAAAAAATCGATTGTTATGGGAATGGATGCGATGGGGTTTAATTTTACCCCAAATGCCAAAGGGGGCGTTTATAGCTCTCCGTCACTGAGTGCGTACAGTGGCCAGGTGGTACATACCCCGACAATGTTTGCCTTTGCAAAAGGTGCTGGTGTTATGGGGGAAGCCGGACCAGAGGGGATTTTTCCGCTGCGCCGTGGTCTGGACGGAAAACTGGGTGTAGTGGCGAAAATGGCTGGTGGAGGTGATGGTGTAGTTCAGCATTTTAATATCACCATTCAAAATGACGGCAGCAACGGGCAGATGGGCCCGCAGGCGACACAGCAAATCCTGAAGCTGGTTGAGCAAAAAACCAAGCAGGTTATTGCATCTGAACGTCGTCCGGGCGGAGCAATGGGGTAACAATGGAAACATTCACCTGGAAAGTAAAACCCGGCATGAACATTGAGAGCGAGCCCCGTGTTCGCTCTATTCGCTTTGGTGACGGGTACGAGCAACGTCGTCCTGATGGTTTTAATATCAACCTTGAAAAATACAGCATTTCATTATCACCAAGGAATGCTGATGCACAGGTTATCAGGACTTTTCTGGAAAAACATGCAGGTGTGACAGCATTTTTCTGGAAACCCCCTCATCAAACGCACCCAATCACGGTATTATGTCGAAAATGGTCAGTTTCAGTAGGGGCGATCAGAACTGAGATTACTGCTGAGTTCGAGCGAACTATTGCATAAAAAGAGGGCGCATGACTAATCAGTCAGATTTTTTAATGTTATATGGGTATTTTGTAATTTTACTTGTTATTGGGGTTGTTATTTATAAAAGGTCTGGATTTTTGAAAATGGCTATAATCTGCTGTTTATTGCCAGCAATATCATTTTTTATAATACAATACACGTATGAAATAAATTATAAAATGTTTGACGTAATCGGGCGGTTTGATGCATATAACCCGCTGCTTATGGCTTATTTACCACTTCCAATTGGTTTTATAGTCGCATTTCTGCTAAAGAAGAAAAAGAACAAAAATAACGTCAAATAAGTAACCCGCTCCGGCGGGTTTTTTTATACCTGAAATTCAGTTTTATCCACCTGTGCACCACATGCACACACGCTTTTAAACATCGAACCGATATTTAGGAATGAGCCTTTGAGGGGAGCAGTTATAGCTGATGCTGCTTCGATGGGCTGATCTCCTATGTGGCAAAGGTTCATTACCTAAATAAGGAAAGCATCATGATTAAAATCATACCCATGAAGTATGACGAATCCCTGATCCCGTTTAATGGTGATTGCTGGGTGAATGCAACAGTGGCAGCAAAATATTTTGATAAAAGAGCTCTTGATTGGCTGCGACTGGATTCAACCAAAGAATACGCAAAAGAAATTGGTCAGGAGCTTGATATTGAAGCTATAAATTTAAAAGGTGAGATTTCTCACCTTTTAGTGCGTGTGGAGAGGGGACGCAATGGCGGCACCTGGATTCACCCGGAACTGGTCATTGAGTTTGCCCGCTGGTTATCACCAAAGTTCGCCCGTGCCTGTGACCGGCATATAAAAAATATGCTGATGGCGCAGAATATGACACTGACGGAAGATCAGGTTATCGGCCTGCTGACATACAAAGACGCCACTGAGTGGGAAAAGCGTTTTCAGGAGCCCTATTATCGCGCACTGTCAAAAATGGCCGGTGTTCCTTACTTTGGTCATGTCGGCGGGTGCCCGTCACTCTTCGGGATGATCACGGCGAAGTGGGTATACGGCGTTGCATTGCCTGATTATGTATACGAATCGGTAAAAGAAAGTCGGTCTGCGCGTGAGAAAATTCACCAGTACCTCAAGGCAGATGCCTTACGGAAAGTTGAAGAGCAAATGGTGGCGGTGACCAATATCGCCAACAGCTCAGCAGACTATAAGGATTTTGATGCCCGGTGTATGGCCGCATTTGATGTTAAAGGGCAGATGCAGCTGCTTTATCCGGTGACGGGAAATAATTCACAGATTACCCGGTTACAGTAGCGGGAGGCGCAATGCAGAACATCTCTCCGGAAATGCGGATTGCAGTTACTGAGCTGGCTTCCGACCCCGAAATTGAACTGTTTGAAATCGACCTTACTCATATCGGCGGTATCCGGTACCGGTTTTATAACGGCATGAATGGTCAGCGAAAGCCGCTTATCTGGCAAAAACAGGTTTATGATCCCTATCCTGTCAGTGGTGAGGGGTTCACCTACAGCGGAAAAGGCCCGTCAGGACGACCGACGATTACACTGTCCAACCTGTTCGGCCTCATCACCGGTATTGTCAGTCAGCTGGATGGGGCCGGTGGCGGTTATGTGATCCGCCGGGTGGTTAAATCCCGGTTCCTCGATGCAGATAACTTTGAGGGCGGAAATCCGGATGCTGATCCGTCACAGGAAATTATCAGCCGCTGGGTTATTGAACAGGTCACCAGTCTGAATAATAAAACAGCTTCCTTCATGCTGGCCGCACCCAGTGAGACAGACGGCGCAATGCTGCCGTGCCGGGTTATTTTGTCGGACGTGTGTCCGTGGGGGTACCGGTCTGCCGAATGTGGTTACGCGGGTCCGCCGGTCGCTGATGAATGGGGTAAACCAACCAGTGACCCGGCAAAGGACAAATGCGGCAAACGACTGCCGGACTGCAAACTCCGCAACAACCAGTCACGCATCGGGGCATTTGTCTCCACTTCCCGTCTCAGCAAATAGCATTTCAGAGGGTTTCTATGATTAAACACGCCATTCTGGCGCACGCTCAGGCGGATGCGCCCCGGGAATCGTGCGGCCTGATTATCCGTAATGAGCAGGGGGAGCAGTATCTGCCGTGCCGGAATCAGTCTCCGGATCCTGAACACCATTTTACTGTCGGGTTTGACGATTTTATCCGTGCCGGTGAGCAGGGCGAGGTTGTGGCTGTGGTTCACAGTCACCCGGGCGGCCAGCCGTATCTGAGCAGTGCGGACAGGGCCATGCAGATAAACAGCGGACTGCCGTGGCTGCTGGTCTGTGACGAAAAAATCCACCGCTATGAACCGGTGCCGCCTCTGCTGGGCCGCCAGTTTGTGCACGGCGTGACCGACTGCTACAGCCTGTTCCGGGATGCGTATCACCTGACAGGCATCAACCTGCCGGATTTTGAACGGCATGATGACTGGTGGCGGCATGGTGAAGAACTCTACCTGGACAATATGGAGAGCAACGGTTTTGTCCGGGTGAAAAAAGATATTCAGCCGGGGGATGTGATCCTGTTCTGCTACGCCAGTTCCCGGGCGAATCACGCCGCCGTTTATCTTGGCGCACAGACCATTCTCCACCACATACCCAATCAACTCAGTAAGCGCGAGGCATATAACCCACGATGGCAACGAATGACTCACTCGATCTGGCGTTACCGCCACTGGCAACCTTCCGGCTTTACGGGGATTTGCAACGATTTGGACGCCGTTTTGATCTGAGTGTCAGAACGGCTGCTGAAGGTATTCATGGGCTTCTGCTCCAGCTCCCGCAGTTACGGCAGCGTATCCGTGACGGCTGGTACCAGATACGGATCGCCGGCAGTGATGTTTCCCCGGATGAAATTCACCGGCGCTTTAATGAGCCGCTTCCCCGGAATGCGGTCGTTCACATCGTCCCGCGTATCGGGGGGGCTAAGAACGGAGGTGTGTTTCAGTTTATCGCCGGTGCTGCTGTGCTGGCAATCGGATGGTGGAACCCCGGCGGCTGGGCTATCGGTGGTGCGCTGATGTCGGCCGGTGCAGCCATGATGCTGGGCGGTGTGGCACAGATGCTGACACCGGTAGCGAAACAGCCGGATATGTCGCGGGGTGAGGAAGAGAAGGGTAATACCTATTTCAGTAACCTCGAAAATACCGTGGCACAGGGCGTGGCCGTACCTGTGGCCTACGGGCGGATTATGTGCGGGTCGCGGGTGATTTCACAGTCCATTGAGATTATGGATGACAGCGACGGTACTAATATTGATGCCGGTAAACACGGCGGGTAAGTGAGGTAACAGATGGGAAAGGGCGGCGGCGGGCAGCGTACACCGTATGAGGCACCGAATGATTTAAGTTCACGGCAGAAAATATCCCTGATTGACCTGATAAGTGAGGGGCCGATTGAGGGGCCGGAAGAAATTAACAATGTGGTGAATGATTTGTCCTGCGTGTATCTGGATGATACGCCTGTCATTGACGGATCCGGAAACAGTACAGTAAACGGACTGACGGCGCAGTGGCGCGCAGGAACACTGGAGCAGCCGGGACTATACGGCTTTACTTCATCAGCCAATGAGGAACCGGTTGGTATCGAGGTAAAATACAATGTCCCGGTCACCCGGACAATCACCTCACCGTATATCGACCGCCTGCGGCTGACGTTCGGGACACAGTCCCTGGTGGAATCCAAAGACAACGGCGACAGGGTGCCGACATCGGTGCAACTGGAAATTCAGATCCAGCGCGGCAGTGTCTGGTCAACGGAAAAAGTGGTTACCATCACCGGTAAGCGCAGCAACTCCCCTTACCTGATGGCGGTCATTCTGGATAACTTACCGCCGTCCCCGTTCAGTGTCCGGATGCGCCGGTTAACGCCGGACAGCACCACGGATAAAATTCAGAACAATACGGTCTGGTCGAGTTATTCAGAGCTTATTGATATTAACCAGACTTACCCCGGCTCCGCGGTCGCCGGACTGACATTTGAAAGTGAGCAGTTCGGTAATAAATTCCCGCGCCGTAACTATCTTATTAAGGGCCGTATTATCCAGGTACCGGGCAACTACAACCCGGATACACGGGTGTATTCCGGTATATGGGACGGCACCTTTAAACCTGCATGGTCGGATAACCCTGCGTGGGTGCTGTGGGATCTGCTGACACATCCGCGCTATGGCATGGGGCAGCGCCTGAAAATAGCCGAAGTGGATAAATTCGCGTTGTATATGATCGGGCAGTACTGCGATCAGGAGGTGGATGACGGTTTCGGCGGTAAAGAGCCGCGCATCCGCTGTAATGCCTATATTACCGATCTGCGTAAAGCCTATGATGTGATCAGTGAGCTGTGTTCCTCAATGCGGATTATGCCGGTGTGGAACGGTCAGGTTCTGACATTTGTGCAGGACCGCCCGTCTGATTCCGTGTGGCCATACACTAACGCTAACGTTGCAGACGGGGTGTTTGAATACAGTTTCAGTCCTGTAAAGGCACGTCATAACGTGGTTGAGGTTCGCTTCATTGATCCGGATAACGGCTGGAAAACCAGTGTGGAGCAGGTGTCTGATGATGTTTCTGTGGCAAAGAACGGCCGGAATGTACTGCGTGTGGATGCCTTTGGCTGTACCAGCCGCGGCCAGGCACATCGTCACGGCCTGTGGATACTGATGACAGAAAAACTTGAGACACAGACTGTCGAATTCAGAATTGGTGCGGAAGGATTACGCCATACGCCCGGTGATATTTTCGAGATTGCGGATAACGACTGGGTGGATATGCAGATCGGCGGCCGCATTCTGTCTGTTGACCCGGAAAAGAAAACGCTGCTGCTTGACCGCAACATAGAAAAACCGGCCAAAGGTGATGCGCATGTTATTGTCACCGATGGTTCCGGCCTGCCGAAAACCATCAAAGTGACCGGCTATCCGGCTACGAATCAGATTACCCTCGATGTGATGCCGGAAGGTATACCACAACATTCTGTCTGGACGCTCTCCCTGCCGTCACTGCGCCGCCGGTTATTCCGGGCGGTGTCACTGGCGGATAACAGTGACGGAACCTTTATTGTTACTGCGGTTCAGCATGCGCCGGAAAAAGAAGCCATTGTGGATAAGGGGGCGGTATTTGAACCGAAGCCGGATACACCTCTTGGTGGTTTTATTCCCCCGGTTGAAAATCTTACTGTGGAAATAAGCAGTGATAATGAGGCATGGCAGGCAGCAGCATCATGGAACTCACCCTATGCCCTGCGCGGTGTTGAATATCTGCTGAAGCTGACCATCGGCGACCGTGTTGCCGGAACGGCGGTAACGAAAGAATCGTTTTACCGGTTCAGTGGTATGCCGCAGGGTAATTATGTGCTGACAGTCACCCCGCAGAATGACAGAGGGCAGAAAGGGGAACCGGCCAGTACATCATTTTCCGTCAATCCGCCGCTGCCACCGTCTTATATTGAAGTTGAACCCGGCTATTTCAGTCTCGGTATTGTTCCGCGTTCCGGCGGACAGAACAGCCTGCGGGCGCAATATGAGTTTTGGTTTTCAGATAAACAGGTAGCCGATATCCGCGACGTTGAATCTGTGGCCGCTTATCTCGGTAACGGCACTATGTGGATTGTGCAGGGACGTAATATGAAAGCAGGTCACCGCTATTATGTGTATGTCCGCAGCGTAAACGTGGTCGGAAAATCGATATTTGTTGAGGCCAGTGGTATTCCGGAAAGTAATGCCGATGAAATCCTCGACGCTGTGCAAAAAGAGCTCGAAGACTCAGCCATCATCAAAGACCTGCAGTCTCAGGCTGATGACAACTTTGAAGCCATCATCAACAACGCCAACAACGCCTACGGCCAGTGGGGCTACTGGCAGCGCGAAAACGGCGCGATGAAAGCAGAAATTATCGAAGTCCGCAACTACATGGTCACGGAAACAACTGCACTTGCAGAGAAACTGGACGCGGTACAGGTTAAAGCTGAAGACGGTCTGGCGCTGGCGCAGAACTCCATCCGCGCACAGTGGGATATGGCATCTGGTCAGGCATCGGTGGTCCACGATATGAAAGTCCGGATCCGTTATAACGGTGAGGATTATTCCGCCGGTATGGTGATCGGGGCTGAGCTGAAAGGTGGTCAGGTGAACACCCTTATCGGTTTTAACGCTCAGCAGTTTGCGTTTTATAATCCGGTGAAAAAATCGATGGATCTGTTCATGTACATGAAGGACGGCCAGGTCTTTATGCGTGAGGCATTCATTAATCAGGCATGGCTCAACAGCGTGGTTGTCACTGACAAAATGCAGTCGGAGAACTATGTGCCGGGTAAACAGGGTTTTATTCTGGATGCAAAAATGAATAAATTTGAAATGAATTCGAATGATGGAAGTGGTGGATTAACTTTTGATGGTTCAGGTCTTTATTTACGTGACGAACATGGAAATCTTAAAATAGAAATAGCTCTGAAATAGAAAACCGGAATTAATATATGGCGAAGAAACCTGTTTTTAATGTATATCACGATACCGGTGAGATAGATAATATTATAGATTCTCTTGTATTTGTTATTCACTCGGAAAAAGTTGATTTTTCAAAAACAAGTATGTCGTTTGACAGTCGTTACCTGAAGGGTGGTGAAAAGATAATAGCCGTTCCTATAGTGACTCATCGTTCAGAAATGAATGGAAATTACCCTACGGTAACAAATGTAAAAGTAAACGGTAATACAGTAACGTGGGTATATGAGCATGACAGCGGTATGGCAAGTGCCACGGTGCCAATAATTCACGTATTTAAACTAATGGGGAAATGACTGTGAGGCCTGTTATATCCGTGAATGGCGCTGAGGTCGGCATATTATCATCAGTCACCTATGTACTTGAAAAAATACTGGATATGAGTAAGGAGGGCATTAAAGAGCCTGGCCTGTATGATTTTTTACGTGCTGAGTACAATGTTATATATCCCGAAATGTGGGACAGATATATTGTTTTTCATCGGGATGCACGAACTACGGGTATTGGTTCTAATATGGTTCGTCACGGATGGGATAATAAAAAACTGAGGTTTCTGTCAGCCGAATCAGTGAATATCTATATATACAGACCAATAGTAGCCTCAGATATAGATACGAAAACTAAAGTGAATATTTTCAATGAAGAAAATAAACTATTTTACTCATCAGAAAAATTTCCGCTCCGGATAAAAACAATCATATCAGATCTGACGTATGCCGGAACGATACTGGACCCACAGAAACCACTGGATTACCGAAGTGGGCATACGGGCTGTATGGTGCTCAGTTATATCTCAACATCATTTGAAATCAGTTTCGGCGGCTTCGTATTTGGCTACGGTGTAACCCGTGACGGTTATGTAACGAGAGCATCAAATCTGGTCGGCCTTGGCGGAGGTGGCGCGTATGCGAATGATATAGGTTGCATTGTTGCTTATGCCCCTGATGCATATCCGCGATGGAAATGAATAACCAAAATAACCGCTCCGGCGGTTTTTTTATGCCTGAAATTTAAGGAAACCCCATGATTTACACCGACGGCACTATAGCCATTAAAGCCGGTTCACCGATTGTGACCGGTACCGGTACACAGTGGAAAAAGAACATTCACGGTGTGGCCCCGGGCCAGCTTATCAGCATCGAGAACGGTACTGCACCTGTCAGCATGATGATCCGCGCGGTAAACAGTGATACCGAACTGGTATTGTCATTCAATGCTCCGGTAACGCTCAGCGGCGCGAAATACTCCATCGCCACCACGGTACCGGATACCATTTCAGATGCGGCCCGCACCATGTCAGCCAATCAGGGCTATATCGTTTACTTTCTCCAGGCAATGCAGCAGTGGATGACAGACACCGGACAGGTGGAAATTGAGCTGCCGAACGGCCAGAAGGTGACGCTGGATAGCATTAAAGCGCTGAATGATGCTTTAAGTAATCTGTCAGATGTGAAAAAGGGATTATCTATCAATGATAATGGATATACAGAGATCTATCCGTCAGACAAAATAAAGCAGGGCTTTGGCAAAGAATAAATACATATGTGTTTGAGGTGCTCAGTGGTAGTACCGGAAAATTTTCCGTTGCGAATGACTCCGTAAAGATAGGCGGAACAATCGATGTTAAAACCAATACCCTCGGCAATGATCAGTCAAGGGTTGAAATAACATCACCAGATGGCAGATTTAGCATCGGTATGTGGGCGTATAACGATGGACGTACATTAGTTTCGTGCCGAAATACATCAGGGTGGTCTAACGTCAGTTTTGCAAATATCGGAAGTGGCAGCGCCGCAGTAATCGGCGGGAATATTTATGTTGATGGCAGTGGTTACCTGAAAAAATCCTCCCCGATAATTCTTGTGTATCCTGGCGGCACGTTTTATACCAACGACGAATCCGAAGGTGCAGAAGTCAGCCGTACCGGCACCGGCCAGTATCATATCACCGGTATACTCGGTTATAACTCAGATGGCGCATGGGGTGTAAACGGTGGAATTTCCGTACCGCGAGACAATAACGGCCTTGAGCTGGTTTATGTCGATGACAGGGTGCAGAGTGACGGCAGCCTGATTATTGAAACCTATCACCGTCAGCATGCGCATTTACCGGAACGTTTCCAGAACTGGCGACTGAAAGAGGTCACGCCGGAAGGTGAGCGCATCTTCTATCAGGACGGTGAACCATGTGATCTGCCGGAATCCACCCGCCTCGATGTTCGTGTCGAAATGCCGCAGGGCTCTGTGTGGAATGTGAAACAGCGTGAACTGGCTGAACAGATGGAACGTGAGCAGGCAGAGCGTGAGGCGCAGGAAGCAGCGGAGCAGGCCGGAGAATCAGAGGAATAA